TGATGATATTGAAAAAGCAGAAGTAAAAATACTTGAAAGAGGAGACAAGTTTCATGTGCCTATTGGATTGAAACATCGTATGTTTGCAATAGAGGATACAGAATTATTTGAATTTAGCACAGAACATATGGATTCTGATTCACATAGAATTATGCCTGGCGATTTGATATGATAGAAAAAATAACAGACATGTTATATGTTGAAAGAGATGTTCTATCTCAAGATCAGTGTGATGAGTTGATAAAATATTTTTGGGAAAGTAAAGATAAACATGATGATGGTAAAGTAGAACACTTTGTCAATGGTGAATACAAGGGTAAGTTAGTAAACAAGGATCATAAAAATTGTACTCAATTTATGTTTGAGCCTGGTCACAAGTATGCAAACTTGATGACACAAGTAATTCAAGACGCATATATGAAGTACAGAAAACAGTTACCAGTATTACCAGCAGCAGAACTTGCAATATTAGATTATACAATAAGGGTTTATCCTAAAGGCGAAGGCTTTTTCAAAACACACGTTGATCAAGGTGATGGGGGAACTATATCAAGACTTTTTGGTTGCATCATCTATCTCAATGATGTAGAAGAAGGCGGAGAAACATTCTTTCCTCATTGGAATATTGGATGTAAATGCGAGAGAGGTAAAATATTATTATTTCCATGCAACTGGATATTTCCACATGGATCTAATATAACTGTATCGGGTGAAAAATATGTGCTAACTGCTTTTATAAACTATAACTATGACATGCCAATGTATTCAAATACAGAAGCATAATTATGTGGATACCATGAGGTATCTGCACATGTATATTCTTGATACTTACCTTCTAGATGTTTGGGGAAGGGGATTACTTCAATCTCCGCCCCTTCTTTTTTGGCAATCAATTCTGCAACCTCATGGAATGAGATAGGATTGCCAGTCCCAACATCGTAGATGCCGCTCCCTGCCGTATTATCTAGGACAACATCTACTACATCATTTACACATACAAAATCTCTAAAGGCATATTCAGAATCTTCAAAGATTTTAATTACCTTAGTTTCTTTAGCTTGTTTGGTAAACTTACTGATAGGACTTGCTTGATCTTCTTTATGTTCTTCACCTTCTCCGTATACATTGAAGTATCTGAACCCCTGTATCAATTCAAACTCATCTATATGATCTAATACCCAGTAATCTACAGTCGCTTTACTCAGTGCATAGAAATTTAGTGGATTGATTGTTCCCTTTAGGTATCCAAAGTCAGCATGTATTTTACCATAGACAGATGCACTTGAAGCATATTTAACTGGAATAGAATGTTCTATTGCTTTTTCAAATAGTTTGATTGAAAACTCTACATTATATTTGTGAATCTTACTTACATCTGTTTCTGTTGTGCTTGATATTGCTCCCTGATGAAGAATGTAATCAACTTTGTCCCATCTATCATATTGATTTAAAAAATCAAAAGCATGTGATTGTTCTACTTGATATAAATTTTCACCACCTATTTTGTTTGCGAACGCTTTTCCAATAAATCCTGATGATCCAGTAAGAATGATATCGTGCATTATGTTAATGGTATAAAAAATACTTGAGTTAATCTGTATATGTTGTCTGTGAAGAATCCTTTCTTATCATAGGGAGAATGAAGAACATTTGCTGGATACATTATCATTCTGTTATATTTCATCTCTGCAAGGTGAATTTTTTCCCATGGCCCTACGCTATCGTTAACAAAGTGTTCATCTGGTGCTTGTTCCCACCAATCTTCTTTTTTGTTACCCCAAATACCTTCTTGGTAAGGATTAACCTGTTGACCTTTATAGGTATAAAATGCAGTGCCACCCTTACATTCTTTAGGTTTATTTAGGTACACAAGTCCAGCCCATCCTCTGTCGTTTACATCTGGTAAATCTATATGTGGCAGTCGTCTTCTATAAGTAGACTGAGTAACATTCACAGAAAAAGCAACATTCATACAGGATATTTGAAATGACTGTTTCTCTTCCTCTTTTAATCCAAACACACTTTCTGTGATTTCAGTCCAGATAGGCCATGCACTTTCTAAATTCATATTCATATCTACTCTTTCGCCAGGAACTCCACCTAACACTCTAGGATTCTTTGTGCCTGGACATCTAAGTGCAAGATTCCTAACCATATCTGGGTTTTTGTAGAAGTTGTCAACATAAACTATGGGTATTTCTTGCCATCCCATGAGTTCTACAGTTGCATCTACAGGAGTATTGATGGCAAAGGTTTCTATCTCATCAATAAAATACTTTTTCATATAACTAAATACTTCGGAGGACTAATGTGGAGAAGTTGTGGCTAAACCTAATAGTAAAGAAGGTTTGAAGGAATACGCTCTTAGGAAACTTGGAAAGCCAGTTTTGGAAATCAATGTTGACGATGATCAGATTGATGACCTGATTGATGATGCTATTCAAATTTATCATGAGAGACATGGTGAAGGCATTGACAGAGTATTTTTAAAACACAGAATTACTGAGGCAGAAAAAGAAGTAATGCTTGGTAATCCTACCACTACCACTGCGACTAGCACATTTGGTGGTCTTACTTCTGTAGATTACACAGAGGGTTCAAACTATCTCCCTTTGCCAGACACTATTATAGGAGTCCAGAAGGTATTTAAGATGGACTCATCGACTATCTCTGCTGGTATGTTTAATCTTAAATATCAGATATTCCTTAATGATTTATACTACTACGGAGCAATTGATTTACTCAACTATGCGATGACTAAATCATATCTAGAAACGCTTGATTATATACTCAACCCAGATGTTCAGATAAGATTCAATAAGAAAAACAGCAGATTATACTTAGATATAAATGTAAAAGAACTCACGAATGATGATTTCTTAATCATAGATTGTTTTCGTATTGTAGATCCAGAAAGTGAAACTAATGTTTATAATGATGTCTGGCTTAAGCAGTATACCACATCTTTAATAAAAAGACAATGGGGACAGAATCTCATTAAATTTACTGGCGTCAAATTGCCTGGAGGATTGGAACTTAATGGTAGACAGATATATGATGATGCAGTCATGGAGCTAGAAAAACTTAATGAAACTCTCATGCAAGAATATGCAATGCCACCACTAGACTTTATTGGATAATGCCTTTATCACCCTTCTTTCTACATGGATCTCCAAGTGAACAAAGACTAGTTCAAGACTTGGTGAACGAACATTTAAAATTGTTCGGACAGGATGTATTGTATCTTCCTAGAAAAATAGTAAATCAAGACACTGTAATAAGAGAGATACAAGCATCTAAGTTTGATGATAGTTTTAGAATAGAAGCATACCTTGTAAATACAGACGGATTTGGTACGCCATCTGATGTCTTAACTAAATTTGGTGTCAAGGAGCAAGATGAAATAACACTAATTGTATCAAAAGAAAGATACGATGATTTTATTACACCATTTATAAATCTATTTCCAGAGAGTGAAAGAGTTAATGCTAACTCTCCACATGAGGGTGATTTAATTTATCTACCACTAGATAATGGTTTGTTTGAAATCAAATACATTGAAAGAAAAGTACCTTTCTACCAAGTAAATGATCTATTCATGTATGAGTTTAGGTGTGAAATCTTTGAGCCTGAGGATGTGGCTATTGATCTTCCTGATGGATTAACAGATAAGAATGGCGAAGATATTGAAGAAAGTCTTATCACTGAGAGACAGGTGATTACTTTACAAATGGAGAAAGAGACAACACAAAATGCTGAGGCATATGTATCTCTTGCATCCACATTTGCTGGTGTTAAATCTGTACAACGTGTTCCAATGTTTGATGGTGGTAATTATAGAGGAACTCCCAACGTAACAATACACAAACCCACAAGAGGCAACCAAGCCACTGGTACAGTAACCGTTGCTGAAGGTGGTATAGACACCGTAACTTTAACTTCTGGTGGATCTAATTATCTAAATGTGCCTTCTGTAAGTTTTACACCACCAAATAAAGTAACATCATCTCAGATCAAGTTTGGAAATAACTCCCTACACCATACTTCTATCACAGATGTAATTGGTGCTAACTTCAAGTTTCTAAGTAATGTGGATTCTAGAGATAGTGGTAATGGTAGACTATCATTAAGTTTCTGGTTGTATCCCACTAAGTTTGACCCAGCAGTCAATGGTGGAACAGTCATGTGGACTGATAGATTCAAGATATATTATAGAGAAACAGGTAACATAGTGTTTGCTTCTGGTTCTGGATCTATTGAAAACACAACACAACTCAATCTAAATGCTTGGAACTTTATCAGAGTAGAGCAATACAACACTGATGCAACTATATCTGTAAACGGAACTGCAAGTAATAGTCTTAATACAGCAAACCCAATCATGTTCTTTGCAGGCGATACCCTGAAATTAGGTGCTGATGCTTCAGGACAAGGTTTCATTCCATCCCAAACTGCATCGTGGGAAGGATATATGGATCACATTACTCTTAACTTGACTGGCGATAATGCTACAAGTAATAATAGTGCAACACAAGTCCCAAGTTCAGAAACATCACAAGAGACTGATATTGTCACATCAACCACGGCACAGTTTATTCGTAAGTTAGATAATGAACACCCCATAGTCACATGTACAACTAACGTAGATAGAGAAGTATCTGTATTGACAGTGGAATATGAGGGATGGGGATATACCTCAATTCCTATAATGACAATAGAACAACCTAATATAGGAACTCAAGCAACTGCTGTTGCGATTATGACAAGTAGATCTGGTGTATCTAATCAATCTGTTGACAGAATATTATTAATTAATCCAGGCACAGGATATACCTCACCACCTCAAGTGGTATTTACTGGTGGTTCCCCTGTATCCACTGCTATTGCCACTGCGGTTGTTTCGGAGGCAGTATTAGGGCCTATAGGAATTACAACTGGTGGTAATGGTTACAATTTCACACCCACAGTTGGTATTACTTCTGTGTATATACAACAGTCTAATGAAACTATACCTCTATTACAAAATGCAAAGGCAGAAGCAGTAGTTAGTACGTCAGGCACTGTGACTCAAATTAGATACAGCAATGCTGGTGCTGGATATACTAATACAATACCTTACGTTGCTATCAGTTCAGTCACTTCCAATTCCTTTGGTGAGTATGAAAGAGACGAAATAGTAAAAGGTGTTTCTACAGGGACTAGTGCTATTGTTGCTAGTTGGAATACGAGAGATCAGATTCTCCAAGTTACACTTCCATCAGGAGATTTTGGAGTTGGTGAAGTAATTGTTGGTGCTGGTGCAAGTTACAGAATTTTATCAATAGAATCTGACATAGATGGAGATAGAGAGTTTGCTCAAAATGATACTTTTGAAACAGAAGGCGAAACTCTTCTGGACTTCTCAGAAAGAAATCCTTTTGGGGAATTCTAAATAGTTTCATAAGGTG